TTGGGAGTAGCCAAACTCTTACCATCATTAGTGTCATTACCATTCTTTGAAACATAAAGTGTATTTTCAAAAGTACTATTGGCAACAGTCAATACAGGACTGTTGTTAGCCAGTACTGTAGTAGCACTTAGTTTACCAATTTCTATTTCAGGATTTTTTACTGAACGACCCATGTTTATTTCACTTTACACTGTTGTATATGTCAAGGTACAAGATATGGTGTTGTTAGCATTAGCATAACCACACAATCTGTCGCCATCTTCTAAAAATAATCGCTCTGAATCCATAACATAAGTGTCACCAGCAATCACAACTACATTACTATAAAGTACATTTAAGTTGCCAGGTTCATCTCCATCAGGAACTGCCCATAAACTAAATGTTACATTATTGCTAGTTTCATAATTTGAAAAGTAAAAAGTCATCGCAGCAGTAGAGCCGCTACTAACATAGATGTTAGAAGTAGTTGTTGTTAGATTTGCGTTTTGTATTGCCATATAATTTATCCAAAAATTATTCCATATTTTCTGATCTTAGCAGTTGTTACTAGTTCATCTGATGATGCTCCAGTGTTTACGTACAAACCACTACCGCCCGCTCCAGCAGTATTTCCAGTAACAACCACATAACCTGCTTCACCTACTGGTTGATCAGTAGTTTGATCAATTTTCACATTGTAACTAGTGAGTATTGGTCCAGTGCTTCCAGAAGCATTATTTGCTATCCATTGTCCAGAGTACGTACCGTCTTCATCCCAATATAGCCCGACATTTGACCCATTACCGCGATTATTTTCAAACCCACTTATACCAGATCTTGGCAAATCACTAGTCGTCTGATCTGCGTTTATTTGAAATATCTGCTTGGTAGTATCAAATGCTTGAATGTTTGCCGTATTACCTACAACCTCTAGATTACCATCAATCCTAAGTGTATGAGTATACACAAAAATGTTGCCATCTGGATTACCATCATACTTGAAGGTATCAATAGTATAATCACCAGTGTTGATTCGCTTAGTTACGCTCATGCTATTTCTCTATTTACAGTATTTATTCAAACTGTGGATTATCTCCAAATGAAAATAGGCTGTAAAAACAGCCTATTTGTATCAAGTCACTTCAAAATTAATTATTATTAACTTGAACAAAAACAGTGTCTTGCCAACCAGGCTGACTACTCAACGCAGTAGCAGAGTAACTTGGAGCCGAGAACCAGTATCTATACTTTTCATTGCTCCAATCCCAAACATACTTGTTAGTAATTCTAGAAGCATTGAACTGAACACTAACGTTAATTTGCTCATCAGAAACATCCTGCGTAGCAACTGCTACTGTAACGTTGCCAGTAGTGTTTACCGCAACCACAGTAACATTACCAGTTAAACTTGTACCGTTGATCTGATGTCCAACACTAATGATAGGTGTTCCAGTAACGTTGCCAGTGGCATACTGAACATAAGCATAATCCTGATTAGCAGTGAAACTACCACTACCAGCACCAATGTTTGCTACGTTTGCGCCAACTATAGTCGCAGTGGTAACAAGAATAGTCATGGTATCAGCAGCGGTTAATTCAGAAGATAATTTGTTTACTAAAGTAGCAACAGTTGTGTTGGCATCACTGGTATTGCTAACTTCAAATTTACGCATACCTTTTTGGAAATTGATATATCCAGTATCAACAGCATCACCCACATCTTTTAGAAAACTACACCTAATAGTTGGTACTGTTTGACTATTATCACCACCAGTGCCACCGATATGATTTCCATTGATCAGAGTTGGGCTTACATAACTGTCAACAACAGTGCTTGTAACTGAGTTTGTTTTTTGTATCTTTAATTTTGCCATTTTAATTTCCTTTATGTTTTAGCGTTCTAGGCTACCCGGAGTTGGCTACTCAACGAGATGATTAGTAACTAATGTATTTATCATAATCAATAAAAAGAGGGACCGTAGTCCCTCTAGTCTTCCCATCCCGATTGAGAATTCTTTTATAACTTTATTTATCTTTAGACTTGCAATTATCACCATGCCATCTAGCATATCCATTCACAGCCACTAGTTTCTCGCAATGTGGGCATAATTTCTTTTCTCTCTTCATGCCTCGTATAGCGTCGGCCTTTTTTTGTATAGTTTCATTACTTTGTTTTCTATCAATAGCACGTTCACGCTGTTTTTGTTTAGTTTCATCAGAATGTGATTTGCCATACATTCCGTTATTTTCACCAGATGATGCTTTAGAAAGATTGAGTCTCCATGTATTATCGAAGGGATCCCTCTTTTTACCAATTTTTGATTCTGCAATTTTCTTTTTAGTTTCTGGACGTTTAGAGGCATTTTTATCACCCTTATTTGCTTCGCTTATTCTGTTCTTAACTTCTTCTGAATGTTTTTTGCCGTAAAAGCCATTTCCTGTGCCTTTATATCGTTCACTTTGTAATACAGAATATTCTTCTTTCAAATTAGAATACACTCTAGCAGTTATCTTCGTAGCATATCTTTTTTGCTTAGGATTTTCCGCTCGCATCATTCTAAATGCGTTAATCATTTTCCAATGCGCTTCACCTTCAGTATATATCTTAGTCAATAACCAATGACATATGAAATGCTCTCTAGCAGTAAGATACACTAAATTCGTGACACTATCTGAGCCTCCAATACTTTTAGGCAGAATATGATGTTTTTCCGTGTAATTTTCAGTGATTCTGTGTTTCGCAGAATCTGTGATATTTTTATACCATTTTTCGTATTTGTTCATGCTAGTATTTATGTTTGTTAATTCAACATAATACACTATTATTATACGAATGTCAATAAAAAACCCGCCGAAGCGGGTTTTTATTAAGTAGTAATCTAAAGATTACTGGAATGATAGATTTGCTACAGAGATTTCGCTCAAGTAGTCACCTGCATTGCCTAGAGAAGATGCAGTATTGGTGAGCTCCACGTAGCCGTAACGTGTCATAAATCCAACTACTGGTTCGAATGTTGCTGGATCTAGAACAACACCAGAACTCATTAGAGGAATGTATGGGCAATAGAAAGCAGCAGCATCGGCTTCGCTTGAACCCTTATAGCCAACTAGAACTGCTTGTGTGTCAGCAGCATAGCTGTCTACGTAAATACGCATAGCGCCGTTTAGAGTACCAACGAACTTGGTGTTTGTTGGAGCCTCGAAGGTGCCTTCTGTAGTACGAGCGAAAGCACTGGTGGTAGCACTCTGTAGAACAGTTAGTGCGGCAGGTGATACAACTGCCCAGTTACCAGCACCACGACGGGTACGTTGAGCGATTAGGTTAGCAGCACGGTTGATTAGAACTGCTAGGGCAGCGTGTTCGTCACCAACGAATGTTGCGGTACCAGAAACAGCAGCCTGATCGTAAGCAAAATCAGTAGCGGCTAATGAACGTAGTGAACCTAGAACTTCTTGGTCGATTTCTACGGTGATTTCTTGAGCAAGAGCGGCCATGATTTCGGCTTCGATGTCAAGACCGTGCATACTTTGAGCATCTTGAGCGGCCTCAAATGTCCAACGTGCGCTTAGTTTACGTGTCTTGGCTTCTACAACTTGCTTCAAGATTTGTACGTTGATCTTACGACCAGGTACACCTTCTAGGGCAGTTGTGCTAGCAGCACGACCAGTAGTTAAACTACCAGAGTATGCTGTAGCGATTTTGAATGGGCTTAGTGCTTCGTCACCAGCAGTTGTGCTTGTGTCGAATGGACTTGGAGCGGTAGCAGTAGCAGTTTCAGCATAACGCACACGTAGAGTGTGGATCTGTGCTACTGGGCCAGTCATTGGCTGAACACCAACGATTTCGTTAGCGATAACGGTTGGCATTACACGACGGATAACTGGAAGAATAACACGGTTAAGTGTTGCTACGTTACCAGCACTGGTTGCGCCAGCGGTTGCGTTTTCAAGAAGATTCTTACGTGTATTTTCTAGAATAACGCCCATGGTGGTTCTACGAGAACCTTGTAGACCTTCTAACAGGGCTTCTCTAGTTTCGCCCCAGCGGCCTTCTAATAGTACTTGTGTCATTTTTTCTTTTTTCCTTCTTAGGGTTTACTTAAGCCCTGCTAAACGTTTAATTTCGATGACATTATTATCACCGGTTTCAACGCTGACCTTAGCAGTTTTATCACCAGTTACTTCTGTACGACTCTCAACTAGCATGGCAGATTTCTCTACTTGCTTGTGTTGTGGAGTAGTATTGTTCAGAACTGCTGGAAGATACTTATCGAACGCAGACCTTAATTTATCAGTCTGAACATTCTCTAATAGCTGCGTCATAACGGATTGCTTTTCTTTGTTTAGTGTTTTTAGCAATTCGTTAAGAGTCTCTTTACGCTCTTGTGATTCCTTCAGAATGCGAATTTCGCGCTCTTTGGATTCAAGTAGTGATGCTTTTTGTTGCTCTGCTTTTTTGGCTTCGGCAATTAGTGCTTCACGTTTTTTTACCGCTTGTTGCAACTTAGCAATTTCTTTGTTCTCATTTAGGTGAGTCACAGCAAATTCAGTCGCAAAAGCTTCAAAAAGTTTACGTCCAAAATTGTTTTCTCTAGCAATTTGGATATCTTCTTTCAATTGTGACATCTCAGCATTTAGATGTTTGGTCACAGATTCATTTACAAGACGAGCGGAACGTTGTACAAACTCTTTTTGAATTTTTGAAAGTTTACCTTTCGCTTCTCTAACTAGTCTGACTTTAGTTTCTACTAAATCTTGCTTGTCTTTGTGGAATTCTTGAATTTCTTCAGATAGAGAGTGAATTACAAACTGTTCTAGTTTGCCAATGCTTTCTTTCTGAATAGAACGATCAGCACGTAGTTCTTTAATTTCTTCTGCTAATTTGGCAACTAAGAACTTATCAAACTTTGCGGCATTTTCAGACATAGCGCGTGAGTAACGAACTCTATCTGCTGCCATTTGTGCTTTTTCTTCTGCGAATTCGCGGATTTCTTCCTGGAGACCTTCTGTTACCATCTTGTCTATTGCTTCGACCATTACACTTCTATCGTGGTCATATTTGCGAGCAAACTCTTCGCGTATTTCGGCACGAAGTTGTTGGCGTGCTTCATTTAACTTAGTTTCCCAGGCCTCATTTATAGCGGTCTTGGTTTCTTCGTTAATGATACCACTGTCTATTAATGGCTTGATAGCGTCAAACATGTATCATTCTCCTGTTAAATTTTTAAGTCCTGTATGAGGCGTTTTACTTCCTCTGCCAAATATTTTTGGACTCTCTTATTGGCATTTGCATCCTTAGTCATCTCTAAAACTCTATGACCATGTCTCATGTTCATTAGACCTTCATAAACTGGCTTAGGATATGCATTCGGTGCGCTTGGTTGGGCTACTATATCAACTGTTACAATATCAAAATCACTTACATGTCCAGTACTTTCATTAACGTTACCACTGCCTCTACTAGAAACACCTAGTTTTACACCAGATTCCAGCATAGTTGTAACTAGTTGACCCATAGGTGTGTTAAGTACTTTTAACTTACCGTAGCCATTTGGACCATCCATCCACATATCAGTAATAACGTGACATACGCGATCAAGATTTATCTTCAAATCATCGGGGTGATCTAACTCACCAAGAACACTATAGCCGCCCTTTATCTGCTTACCAACACTCTCGACGGCTTTAGCGATTTCATCAACAGGATATACACGTTGATTGGCATTCTTGACACCACCTTGTACAAAAATGCCTTTCATGTATAGATTTTTTCCTTTGCCGTCTGGAGCCGATTCAGTCATCAGCTCCATCCGTGCGCCGTCAAAACTTAAATGTTCTTGTAGCAGTAACATTGCTTATCTCTTTAGTGTCCTAGTAAACTCTTCTTGTCTACGCTCATTGAGCCAGAAGTGGTCTGACCTTCTTTGCCGTTAGCCTTTGAATACTCTTTACCAGCACTAGTCTTGTACCCAGTTTTGCCAGCATTAGCACCAGGACTATTCTGTACCTTACCGATTAGATCTCCACCCTTCTTTAACAAACCACTTGGCTTGTTGCTTGGAGTTCCTTTTGGATCTGCCTCTGAACCACCGCGAGCGATATTTTGCGTAGTACCGCCCATGTCGTTCTTGCCAGCAACGATGCTCTTCTTGTTAAGAGTTACAGAACCACCAGCGCCAACTTCGTGCGTATCAGAGTTGTTACCAGGATATGGTTCGCCAATCTTTTCGACATATTCACGAATCCACTCAGCCTCAGTCATTTTCTTTTTGGCTTTGGCTTTTTTATCCTTGAGCATTTCTTCTTTCTTCATTTTGGATTCCATTGGCCCGCTTGGGTTCTTTGGGCTGTGATGATCCATATTCGGTACTACTTCCAAGGTCTCCGGCATCATTTCTTCGTCGCCCATGTCGGCATCCATGTCTCCGCCCATATCTTCGCCGCCTTGATCGCCCATTAGTTCTTCAAATTCGCGCTTTAGTTCTTCCAGGGAATCTTCTAGGTCCATAACACGGTCTTCTAAACCTTCTTCACCGCCTTCGTCGTCCATGTCCATATCCATGTCACCTTCAGCGTCGTCCATGTCCATCTCTGCGTCATCCATATCGTCTTCAGCGTTGTCCATGTCGCCTTCAGCGTCGTCCATGTCCATATCTGCGTCATCCATATCGTCTTCAGCATCGTCCATGTCCATGTCTTCGTCTTCTGCCTCTAACATTCCATCTTCATCGGCAGTGATTTCGTCAACTAAGTCTTCAACTTCGTCTCCACCGATTTCAGCCAAATCTTCTTCGTCAATTAATGACTCATAAATCTGGCGTGAACGCTCAACAACGAGTTGGTGAAATAGTTCACGGGCTTTTTCTTCTTGCTCGTTAACAATATATTCAATTAACTTTTCGTATTTTGACATTTTTTATTCCTTTATAAAAATATCCAATTAAGTATAATTATTTACACCATATAGAAAAAAAGTGCTCATAATGAGCACTTTTTGCTGTTTTTATGTATGGATATTTACATTCCACCCAAACCACCGCCAGGAGCAGCAGCAGGCTTATATTGCTTTGATAATTTATCCAACTTCAACTCGTGTTCAAGTTTTCTAGTGTCATTCATCTTACGAAGTTTATTGAGTCTATCCAGTGACAGACGTAACTTTCTAGTATCAGACAATTTTATAGAAGTGTTATCCTCTTTCTCTGATCTGTAGCCACTAGGCGTTGGTTCTAATAATTCATTCAAAATCATAATATTATTTATCACATTGCTGGTGCTACTGGACCTGGTGGTGGTAATGGCGGTACTGCTCCGCCACCGCCACCTGGCGGTGCTGCTCCTTCACCTTCGCCACCTTCTGGCGGTGGTGCTCCTGCCATTTCTGCTGCCTCAATTCCCATATCCAGTCCACCTGGACTAATACCCACACTTCTTAGTCCAACAGCATCTGGTTTAGCAGCATCAGCGTTCCCTTGTTCTTGTTCCCATAACTTTTCATTCTCGGACATTTCTTCTTCAGTTAATCCTAGGAATCTAGACATCAAGAATCGTTTACTTAAGTATGGATATGCTTCCAACTGTGTGAAACTGGTAATACGAGCACTGTCTACTTCTGCTTGACGATAACTGGCAAAGTTCTGTGGCTCGTTGAACTGAAGTTCAAATAATGAGCCATCAATGTTTATGCCACGCCAACGCATAAACATCTTGAACTCTTGATCTAATTTTTCAGCAACTGAACGCTGTAATCTGATACAGTATTGATTAAAACGCCACTCCTGTATTAGGGCCGTTCCAACTCTTCCATCACTGAATGTGTTTGGATTACTAGTGCCATCGTCCAACCCAGTTGGTAGATAACTGGCTGGAATTCTCAATCCACGAAATAGTTTATTAGTGAAGAAGTGTAAGTCTGTAATTTCACCTAGATTAGTACCACCTTGAAGAGTATCAACCTTACTACCACGACCATCAGCGGTTTGTGGGAAGAAATAATCTTCATTTGTAGAGTTCTTAACGAATATACCACTATCAATAGCAAATGTATGATAGTTATGCCACCTTTCAAGCCCATCAATAGTTATAGTACCTGTGTCTCTATTTTGAATTTTTGTTATTTTAACTACTCGGTGATTAAAATTATCTATTTCTTTTACAAATTTTTTCCAATTTGTATATCCAAACTTAGAAATCAAATGATCTAATTTATTATAACCAAATTTAGTAAAATCTATTTTACACTGTGAATTCTTATAGTCAAAGGACTCGGAGTTATTTTCTTTTACTAATTTTAATAAATCTTGATTATTATCACAAAGTTCTATAACCTTATTTTTATTTTTTACTCCATCTTTTACATATTTTGCTACTATTTGTAACATGTCAAATGTTACATTCAGAGGTTGATTTTTAATTTTTACTCTGTTCTCGCAATTCTTAATTGCTTGATCTAATGCTTCTGGATGTTCAGAAAAATATTTCTTTCTGGCAGCACGCATTTTTTCTTTATATTGATCCTTGGTATTTTGATCATTTTGTCTCAGCCAAATGCCATGTTCTCTGGCTGAATGTAATTTCCATAAAGCAATTTGCCTTTGCTCTTCGCTCATGTTTTTCCAGTTATTTTTGGTAGTTTCTGAAATCTTACCAATCATCTGGGCACGATATTCATCAGAAATATTTTCCCAAAAATCTTTTTTCATTGAAGCATGATACAATATATGATCTTGCTTATTCATGTATGTTAAATTTCTAGGATCATTATTAAATCTATCGTAATTTCTGTGATGGATTACATTTTTTACAGAAGTAACATTTTCTGGCAAATATGTAAATTCTTGATGTTTTCCTAAATCTCTGAAAAACTCACCAATCATACGATGTGTCCAGACCCACTCTTTTTTCTCATGGTCCCATACTTGCTGATATTCACCACCATTATTTGATATCTTTTTGTTTTTTACATTAAAAGCAATCAAACTATCTTCTGGAGTAATATCCTTTGCTTCCACAAATCCTTTACCGAACACAGGTATTTTATGATCAGGAGTACAAATCAATGTCTGTCCATTATCAAATGTTAACTCCAGAACCTCAGTATTTTTCCTAGTTATACCCGCCCAATTAATAACACCAGGAACTATTTTACCTGTATCTGGATCACAACTATAAGTCCAGTTTTCTTTACCTTCATTGAATTCTTCAATTATTTCCTCTAACGTTAATTTTCTGCCATCAAGTAAAGGTATTACTGTTCCCAAATCAAGACACAATGGATTATAGGTTGCGTCCATCATGTTTTGACCGCCACCAGTTTGTGTTGGTATCCTACGCTGATGTACTTCATTTTTAACACGTTCAACGAATGCCATAGCCATATGGCTCGGCATGTTACCTACGTCTATATAGAAAATTCTACGCTCTGGAGCACGCTGTACACGGTAGATGATGATGGCATCTTCTAGTAATTCTTTTTGCTTGAAAACTTTGAATACGTTTTCAAGTACACTATTACCAAACGGCCAACTGAAATCTAAACCTTCAGTTAAACTGAGATGTACTATATGTTCAGCATTTATCGCCTGTTCGTTTTGTGCTTTACTAAATCTGCTACCACCGCTATATGGTGACTTTGGTTGTATATAGGCACCATTTGGTCCACCGACCTGTGGATGATTAACGCTAACGTCACTACTGTTTATTGCTGTAGCAGTTAAATTTTCAAAATTTGGCGCAAGTTCTTTGACGATGTATTGCTCTGGCTTTTTACCCTCGGCCTCATTTACAATTACTTTAACAACTTTACTCATTTCAACCCAGAACAACTTGAATGTTTCTGGATCTCTAATAAAAACTTGATCGCCGTACTTGATTGTGTTTCTGAAAATTTTGAATATGCGTTTGTTTAGTTCGTTTAAACTTACCCACTGATTTAGTTGTTCTTTAATAATTTTTATTTCGTTGTCGGTTGGCTTTTCTTTCCAAACGAATTGAAATGCTGAACTATTTTCTTTGTTGATTTGCGTACTGAATTCACTCAAAATATCCAGGGCGGCATTTACTTCACTGTCCATGTCCATCTGTTCGTACTGATTGTATCGCTCAATACGATTTGGATGACCAATGTAAACATCAGGCAGATTGCTTTGATAGTTTCTATAAGTAAAGTGATTGCCACTTGAGCCATTTATCGGACTTACTGAACCCGATAGATTTGCTACACGAAAATATTTTTTCCAAGTCATGAATAAACCTCTACTTATTTATGCCATTCTATCTACTGCTCTTCTAATTTGCTCGCCTTGACTGATTACACTTTGTGCTAAATCCGTCAATACAGTGTTTTGTTCTTGTAGGGCACGTTCAAACATAGTATATGATTTAGATTCACTATCAGAAGAGTCATTGGGTATAGTTGAAACACTACTTACAACATTGCTGGTGGTTGAACCAGTTGTATTATTACCAGTACTTCCCTGCGTTGAATTTTGTAACTGATCTCGTTTTTCTTTCAATTCCTGCAATTTTTCTCTAGATTCAGTTAAATACGTGTCTAAATCAGAAATTTGTTTTTTTAATATATCTACGCTTCCGATATTCCCTCTAGATTGTTCTATGGCCAATTCTCTCTCAGCTTTAATTTTTTGTAATTCAAACTCACGTAGTGCTAATTCCTCCGTTTGAATAGCGGATCTAAGTCTCTGCGAGGATTCATATCCGCCTCGTCCGCGTTCGTCCTTTTTCTCCAACTCTGGTTTTAAACCTAAAATTTTAGCAACAATACTGTCTAATCCATCCACATAACTCTGAGTTGTACTCACTAATTTGCCAGCTACATTGGCAAATTCGGAAAATTTGCCCTCAACTTTATCTGTACCTGTCATTAAATTGTTAAGAGATACTCCTAATTTAGCCTGAGCGTTAGCAACTGCCGCCACACTCGTTGCGAAATCAGTAGGTTTATCCTTTAAATTTTTAGTTTCTTCTAATAGTTTACCAAGGGTTTCTCCCAGTTTTTGAAGTCGTCCCGCGTTACTGTTAATATCCGTAAGAATTGTATTTGCTGTTTCAATAATACTAGCCGAAAGCACACCTTGTTCTTTCAAGAAAAACAAAGGATCATATTCCTTTGAATACATCTGACCACTTTTAACTAAACTTTTTCCAGATTCATCCATTATTTTTACAAATTCTTCATTACTTTTACCTAGCCCGCTTGCCATACGAGTCATCGCTTGCGTTACTTCCGGCATCATGACACTAAGTTGTCTATAGGCTGGACTTATCGCTTCTTGTCCTCTAGCAGCAGCCATAATAATATCCTGCATAACACCTTCCATACCTTTTGGAATTTGAGCCATCATCGCAAGATATTGTTCACGGCCTTTTGCGTCCAATGAGTTCATGAAATTTTGTGCTGCTACATTTCTGTTTCGTTGCTCTATTTCATTTTTTAATTGTTTAGCATTTTTACCAGTTAAATCAGATATATTTTTCAAAACATAAAGATAATTTCTGGTACCTTCAATATTTTCACTGCTCAATAAATTTTCTTGTACTCCTATGCGTTGCTGCATAGCCAAATAATCAGCCAATTCATCACCTAGATTAGTAAAGCCACCGTACAATGTTACCAATTGCGGACCTAGATCATTTCTAGCCGCTTTTGCCACACGTTCAAGAGCACCACTCACTCCACCACCTAAAACAGCAAGATTTTCAGCATTTTGTTGTGCGATTTTTGCTAACATTTCAAGCGGAACACCTGTACTGTTAACAACTCTGGACATGTTTTGTAAACTGGCACCGAATGTTACACCGGTTGAACTTAACATATTAAAGGCATTCATTACTTTTTCGCCTTGATCTAAGTACAACTCAGCTACAGCCTTTGCTCCTGTATTTAACTCACCAAAAGCACCTCCAACAACCCCGCCAACCAATGACCCAAGTCTATTACCAACGGCCGCGCCACCTGGTCCACCAAAAAATGCTCCTAGACCTGTTCCTATTCCGGTCAATACGTCAGGAATATATTTACCTATCGTACTAGCAGTTGTAGAAAGAAAAGATAATGCTGGCTTTATCTGTGAGAAAATACTAGTACTTGCTGCCATGCTGTCAGCCATACTTAACAAAGTACTATTTAAATTTCCAGCAACACCAATGGCACCATTAATAGTAGAAATATAACGCTGTTGGGTAGCAGTAAGATTATTTATAGACTGAGTTTGAACATTCTGGGCATTGGTGGTAGTATCCGTTGACCTTGCTAAGTTAGCCAATGATCTAAGAGTTGCTTCAGCCTGTGCTGTAGTTAATCCCATTGCTGCCGCAAATCGAGCTATTTCTGAATCAGGTGCTGCCATTTTTTAGTATACTGTTTCTACAAGATAAGTACATATATTTAGCAGAACTACAATGAATGAACAAATAGACAATCCACTGAAAAAATACTATAGACAACCACAACTTTACATCAAACTACCCAGTCGCGGTGAATGGTGGCCAGATGGCAGTCTATCCAAAACTGTAACAAACGAATATCCCGTGTTCGCAATGACTGCCCGTGATGAACTGGCATTAAAAACCCCAGATGCGCTACTAAACGGTCAATCTACAGTAGATGTTATTCAGAGTTGTATACCAAACATAAAAGATGCGTGGCATACACCAGTATGTGATATAGATCACCTTCTTATAGCGATAAGATTAGCAACATACGGTAACGCTATGGATTTCATCAGTTTATGTCCACACTGTAAGCATAAGAATGAACACACCTTAGATCTTCAACTATTGCTAGATAAGTACAACACTGTGCCATCTTGGAACAAAACTCTTCACATAAAAGATTTATTAATAAATTTGAAGCCGGAGTCATATAAAACCCTAAATGGCAGAAGTATTAAAACATTTGAAGAGCAAAGACTAATACAAATGGTTGGTCAAAATAATCTTTCAGAAGAAGAAAAGTTAGAAAAATTCAAAGAGATGTTCAAAAATCTACTCAAACTCACTGTTGAAGGTGTTGCAGGTAATATAAATTACATCAAGTTAGACGCACACACTGTAGTGGAAAATTCTGAATTTATCAATGACTTCTTCCAAAACTGTGATAGGGACATATGGAATACAGTCAATGATGCTATCGCTGAGATTAAATCAAACACACCCACAAATAAAATAGATCTACAGTGTGAGTCATGTACAAAGGATTATCAAACACCCTTAGTTTTTGAGATGTCCAATTTTTTCGGCTAACGCTTTTGACTCTTTCCAATGAGGAAGTAATCAAACTAATTGATGATTACGACCGGGAGTCAAAAGCACTACGAAAATACATATACAAACTAGTCTGGTACATGCGAGGTGGAGTCAATATAGACCAAGGTTTTGAGATGGGATATCAAGATCGTGATATCATTAACGATATCATCAAGGAAAACATAGAGAGAACCAACGAGACTGGTCATCTATTTGTTTGATCAATTTTAGACGCTATAGTTCATTTATACAACCCATTTTAAGTTCTACCGTATCTCTATTCTATTAGACCGTAGTTCTATCAGCGGCGTACTCGCCGCTATCGTCTGCGTTAATCTTCGTCGCTATTCGCTCCAGCGATTAACTTGACGATCTTTTCGAGAGGAACATACTAAAACCAGGATCCAACCTAATACCATTCATCTAGATTACTGCCTCCCTTTCGCCCACGCAGGGCGAAAAAAAATCGTAGTGATACACTACGACTTCTATGGTGTTTCATCTGAGTTGACCACCACACAGCATAGGGACTACAACAACATCTGAATTTTTCAACTCAGGAAATGTAACGTAGGCGGTTGTCCGGTACCTACTCATCCAGTCTTTCTTACAACGGCGGGCTATATTGCTAATGCTGTCCTTCAATATAACCGTGCGATATCTCTATCGCGTCTTTTTACCCATAATTCCTGTTCAAACAATCAAACCGCGGGATTAGCGATCTACGTCCTGTCAAGGATAGTGATTGAGTTCTCGTAACAGCGACGAGGTTTCCATTCCCTGTGACCCGGCGGTCCAGTTTTAGGGCATCCGAAATTAGGCCGATGCTAGCCATTTACTGTTTTGTGTTTGCCTGTAGATTTCGCAGATGTGCGGTGCGTCGCTATTAAACCATGATGAATTAAATCTTCAATTTACGAACTTTGACCGATATCCATTCGTTGTACCAATCACCACTGAGTAAAACACCGTAATCAAATTGATACTTCGCTTCCCAGTAGTTTAGTTCGTTCTTTGAATAACAATACCTTAATATTTGCCTATGAAAATTTTCTGAACCTGTTGTTTTTACTTCTTCTGATAATACCGTGTTTGAGCCATAATAAGTTTGCCAGTCACTATCAATTTCATATCTTATTTTAGATTTCTTTTTAGTGCCGTTTTTGAGCCTTGATGTTTTTAACCTGATTTTTTTAAATTTAGATAATTTTTTGCCTATATATTTTCGTCCAGTTAACTTGTTGGTTATCATATATACGAAACCAACAACGTCTTCTGGTAGTGTTTCAATAATTTTTTCTTCAAATATCCAAGTCACCAACTATTTATACTCATGATATAGTATCGGAATTTTTCACGATCTCTACATCAGAACTATATCTAGTAAAGCCACTCTCTTTAACTACGTACATTATATTATTAACTCTACTGGCCAATTCATCTTTATGGCTAATTAACCATACAGATTTACCGCCTCCTCTTGCCATTTTCTTCAAAATCTTCAGAGAATTTTCCACACCAGAACTATCCATGCCACTATCTACTAGTTCGTCAATGAACAGCAGATTGATAGGCTGATACAGACTTTCCCATACATCACGGAAAGCCCAACTTAGACTTAAGATAAGACGATTTCGTTCCCCACGCGAAAGGTTATCAAAATCCAGCTCTCGTCCCAGTTCTTCAATGGAAACAGATAGATCATTATTGAATTTAACTGTGTGAGGCAGTTCAATATCGTTCAAGTAGTACGCAAGTCTACCATTCAAGAAATTCAAGTTCTGATCAATAATTTGCTTACGAATAAAACTATCCTTGTTGGTCAATAACTTGAGTAGAAATTCTTGATGATCACGAACCCTGGTCAAACTGTTAATCAAATCGTAAGAAACTTCTTCAATGCCATTCTTCTCCATTTCGGTGATCTGTTCAGCATATGGGTCAGTCTCTGACACTTTTTTTTCTATCTGTGAAAATAGATGATTGATACTACTTTTGTGAGCAACCGCTTCACTTTCCGTGGAATAAAATACAACGGGAGAAACACCTAATGAACCGATAGCATCTATCTTCTTATTAACTTCTGCCAGACTTTCTGTTATCCGTTCAAGAAGTTCAGCAGTTTTGCTTAGATCTTTTTCTTTGCGTTCAAGTAGGATAGCATGATTATCATCATGTAGGGCTTGACCGCAACTATGACACTTATGATCTTTCAGTGATTGTACGTCTGAGTTTAGTTGAAATAAGGTTTTTTCTTCTCGGGCAAAATCCTTCTTCAGTGACTTCTTTGTTTTTTCTAAGTCTGTTAGATTTGTTTCCTTGGCTTTGTATGCTGTCAATTGCTTATGTGAGGCTATCTCAACATCAATATCAAGTTTAAGTAGTTCATCATAAGCAGCAGTTAATTCTGTTAGTTCATCATCGTGCTTCTTTTGCCACAGTTTTTGTCTACGTTTGGTGGAGTCAATCTGTTCTTGAATTCTGGTATTAGCATCTTTGACTGCTTTGATGCGAAATTCTTCTTGCTGGATAGCATCCTTGGTGATGCGGATCCCTTCTTTAAGACCTTCCGCTTTCTCACTTAGTAGTGTAATGCCAAGCAATTGTTCAATGATTGTTCGTTGATCGGCCGCTTTTAGGCTTAGAAAAGGTTCTGTATACGTGTTAAGTGCCACGATATGCTTAAACATATCATGGCGCATGTTTATCAAACGTTCAATTTCCTGTTGCGTTTCTCTGCTATCACCTTGACTGTTGTCGTCAGAACTTTCCATCTCACGATCATTGACAAAGAATTTCAGGACGTTAGGTTTACGACCACGTTCAATTCTGTAAGATGTATTACCACACTCAAAATCAACAGTTACCAACATGTTTTTGCCGTTGGTTTTGTTGATTAGATTATCTTTTTTGATGTTAGTGAGGGCTTGACCGTAGAACGCATAACTTAGAGCATTGATGATAGAAGTCTTGCCCGTGCCATTACGACTGCCAGCGTCGTCGCCGCCTAAGTCAATATTGCTGCCTAACACCAGAGTTAAGTTATCTCTATCAAAATTTACGGCCTGTGTTTGATTGCCTATTGATAGAAAATTTTTCGCGGTGATGTTCTTGATTTTTGGCATGACTTACTTATAGTCCTCTGTACAGTTCCAGTAATAATGCTGGATCATACTGTTCACTGTTGATTTGATTAAGTTGATTGGTAACGATCTGATCCACTGTTTGAAAATTAATGTTACCCTTGATTTCGTGTTGATCCATGTCTGTGTTTTTGTTACGCAGAATTGATATCTCACGTAAGCCATGAGACTTGACGAACGTTTCCTTGATGAAGTTGGCTTCCTCATATGAAATGTCAATATCAATGTTAACCCGAACATGCATCTTTGGCTTCAATGCCTCATCAGTTCTGTTGAGCAAATCACTTAGTGTAAGAACACGATAGGTTGGTTGATCTGGCCAGACATGATAGGTTGGCTCTCCGCCCCAATCTAGGATCATTACTCCACGAGCATCGTCGCCAGCATCGGCGTAATTGTGTGGGAAACAATTGCCTATGTATGTAATGTTTTTGTATGTTTGACGTTTATGGAAATGACCGCTGAACACATGATCAAAGTGCGAAAAATGTTCACGTTTGATTTCACTGTGATCTGGCATTGCTATCATAGCATTCATCAAGAAGTGTGGTAGTTCAAAGTGGCCAAAAATGTATTTGCCATTCATTTTTGGAATTCGCTTGTAATCGTCGCCTACCATCCATGGAGCAATGATGACATCACCTTCCCTGTGCCAATCGTTACAGATAGTAACCTTGTCTAGATGTTTTGCCCACTCTACACTCTGAACATCACGCTTATCCCGGTAATAGAGGTCATGATTACCAGGAATAAAAAATACTCTATCAAAATTGTCATTAAGATGCTCAAGAGCACGGATGCTATAGTTCAGTGTAAGAATGTTGATCGCAGCACGATTGTTATTCCAATCGCCTAGAAAAAACGCTACATCACAACCTTGTTCCTTTCCCGTTTTGGTTGCCCACTTGATGAAAGATAGGCAATCATCGTTGTGGAGTTGACTGTTTGACTTGAGGCCAAAATGAATGTCTGTACAGACTAGTGCTTTTTTAAATAGATTACTCATCTAAGCATTGTACTCTTTTCTGATAGCGCAAGTCAAATAGTGCTTGACCAAATCAATCTTCGTAAAATCCACTACCCGTGTGCATACCCTGTCTGGTATATGAAGGATTTAGGTTGTTGAGTTCCAGGATATCATCACGTAAATTTTGATTTCGTTTTTCTATGTTTAAAACTCTAGTAAACGCATTTGTGATGGCAGCCGTATAATACGCAAATGGATTCAAACTTTTGCTTTCGTCAAACTGTAGTCCAATCTGACTCAATTGTAGTAGGGCTTGACTACGCATTTCATCATTGTAGGTATAGCCCCGCCAGTTACTACGAGTAGCATACCGTTCACATAACTTAATGAACATATGGGCTAATTTGTTGGTCATTTTGCCGTGATCCTTGCTGAATTGACCATCAATCAGGGAACCCTTCCAGTGACTTTTGCCTACGAGATATGGCTTGTCGTTATCGCCTAATTTGTAGTGTACAAATGGTGGAAAATTAACTTTTATGTACTTCGTTGGCTTAGTATCCTCGTCATCATATTCTGTAACGATAATGTCCTCGTCTTCTATGTCTTCCTTGACTTTGTTTGACTTTACAGCATCGCTAGGAACATGCTCCCATGACATAATTCTGAATACCAAATCAGTTCTTTTTATATCTTCTTCTTTTACTTGAAAATCATCTAGGCGCTTTTTTTCGGTACTTTCAGCGGCATTTAGATCGTATTGTAGTTTGGTCAATCGTTCGGCACGATTTTGTATTGCTTCTATGATTTTTTCTTCTGTGATGGCTTCGACGCTGCTTAGAATGATGTCGTAATCAGCACAGGTAGCATCCAGATAAGAGCAATAAGAATTTTTGCTCTTGTGTATTTCTTTTAGTATATCTTTGTTGTTGAGATAATTTGTTTTAATAGTCGTTCTCCTAAAAACAGTACATGGTAACACATAATTAATCCTCAGTCAACATAATAAACATATATTATTATGAGATAAATAGTTTTACTAACTATGGATTATTATGACAGGCCTTGAAAATGATTTTGAATCTGGCGGTGTTTCAAGAAACATATTATCATCTTCTGGCACCTCCGCACTTGCTAATAGTTTAAGCCCAGGGAATTCTAGTGGAGCACGTTTAGCGCAGGCTGGATTAATGGCAGGTGCTACTGGGTTATTAAAAGATATAGCAGGCAGTGTATTTAACATAAATTTTCAAAATTCAGACGGTTCAGTGATTGCTCCAGAAAATGATTGGCGTGTACGTGTAAGTATGAGTTCACAAATTGCCAATTTGTTCTATGACAATCCAGCAAACACGTTAATGCGTCCTCTAAACAGTCAAACTGGCACATCTGGTGTTGTATTCCCGTACACTCCCACAGTAACGCTATCGCATACTGCTAGATATGGTACACAAGCATTAACGCATTCAAATTACAACAGTTATTTCTATGAAGGCAGTGAAATTGGCGCAATTCAAATCAATGGTGAATTTACTGTACAAAATGTTCGAGAAGGTCAATACTTGATGGCAGCCATACAGTTTTTCAGGATATGTACAAAAATGTTCTTTGGTAGAGATGAGTATGCTGGTAGCCCACCGCCACTTGTATTCTTAGATGGCTATGGCGATGCTTATCTGCCTCACATTCCATGTGTAGTAACGCAGTTCTCGCATACTATGCAGAGTGAAGTTGATTATGTTCAAATACCGATAGGTGTTGATATTGGATCATCTGGAGAATTACCAGTGGGCCCACCGTCGCCTAACGATTCATATGGTGGTATTGTTAGATTGCCAACCAGTAGTACGATAACCATAAATCTACAGCCCGTATACAGTAGAAAGAACATTTCTGAAAACTTTACACTAGAGAATTACGCTCGTGGATTGACAATTCAAGGAGGTAATAGTACCAGAGGAGGATTCATTTAATGGCTGAAGTTACCTATGCTAGGAATAGTCCTTATGCTCGTACCAAATTCTATGGCAATTTTTTAGATGTCGCTCAATTTCCTAATATACCAAAAAATGCCGATGATGTGGTGTTTGAAATAAACCGAACATATCAATATCGTCCAGATTTACTAGCATTTGACTTGTATGGTGATGCTAATTTGTGGTGGGTATTTGCTCTCAGAAATCCTAATACAATTAAGGACTCAATATTTGATATGCGTGCTGGTACGAAGATTTATTTGCCAAAAAAATCAACCTTAGATTCATTACTAGGATGATTATATGAGTGTTGATGGCAGTTTAATACCTTTTGCAGTGACACCGTTGAATACTCCGTTGGGAGACAGTTTAGGTGATTTATCAGGAGATTTTAAATTAACTCCAGAAGATAGACAACGTGTTGCTGATATTCAATCAGGCTCTATTAATGTTCAAAATAATATTGGCGCTCAGAGCAATACAAATGACGAAACTTTCGCTGACGAAGCCCTAGTCGCAGAATCAAATAGAGTATACGGTAGTTTGGGCCGTGAAGGTTTTACTGGCCCCGGAAGATATGAAGTTTCTGGATTCTTTGAACCACAACGTCCAATTGAAAACCCTCTATATGAATATGCGTCGTATACGTATAATTTAAGTTTGCATATGCTCTCTATTGAGGGATATAACAGAATAGTTAATAACAATTTTGAAAACACAACACCATCGCCTTATGTTCCGGAAAACGTTCTAATAAGTGGCGCTGGCAGATATAACGATACTGACTTTAAGCGTAATAGAAACTTCAAAGAAGATTTTTACTTTGAAGATTTTAAAATGCAGACAGTTATTACGCCAAATATGAGAAATAGAAACACTAACGTAATCGAGTGTTCTTTTACCATTATTGAGCCAAACGGCTTTACGCTTATCAATAGAATGATAGCAGCGGCGAATGAAATAAACACTGGTTATGTTAGAGCGCCTGGTTCATATATACAGGTGCCTTATGTTTTACAAATAGATTTTTTTGGATATAAAGAGACTGAAGATTCAAAGCCTGAAAAGATTAAAGATTTAACCAAAATTATACCAATAAAAATTGTTAATATAGAAACAAGCGTTCGCCAAAGTGGTGCCGAATATAGAATTGAGGCAGTGCCATATAATCATGGTGCTTACAGTCAAATAAATGTTTCTTTGCCGTACACGACAAAGATTCAAGGGTCAACTGTTGCTTCAATATTTAATTATAGAACAAATAACGGTGAAAACGTCAACAGTTTTTCAAGTTTGCTACAAAATCAAAAAAATACAGAAAGAGAAATCTCTCAATTACGAAAACAACGTGAGGATATAATTCAATCTAGTAGTACTACTAATGTGGATAGTAGTAGTTTTTTTACATCTTTAGATGATGTTGATACACGACTATCTAGTGCGACTACTAGACTGGCTAGTCTAAAAGATACAGTGTTGGATGTAAACAGTATTTGTGCGGCATTCAATGATTATTATGCGACATTAAAAGAACGTGGTGATATAAATCATGCACCACGCTACGAAATAGAATTTGATGAAGAAATTGCTAATGCGACACTGTATTCTGGACCACAACCAACTAATGTAGCATCAGCGGGTACAGTCAGATCCGATGCTAGAACAGACGCTCAATCAGCGGGTGGTGCTGCTAAGGGAAGTTCGTTAGCATTGAGTTCTGGAGTGATTAATATACCCGCTGGCACTAGCATAGAACAATTAATAGATTTTATTGTTCGTCAAAGTAGCTATATACTTGATCAAATCTATTTACCACAACAGGTTCAAGTTACATTAGATCTACAAAGTAAAGCACAATCTGGTTCAAATGTAGCAGAAATAGTTGACAAATTGGGTAAACCGTTGAAATGGTTCAAAATAGTACCAACGATGAAAATAGGTCAATGGGATAGTATTCAAGGTAGATATGTACCTGAAGTGATAAGATTCAGTGTTAAGACATTTAAGATCTCTTCAAAATACCCATACGGACCCAGAGGTAGAGTTCCTGGATATGTTAAAAAGTATGACTATCTATTCACGGGAAGAAATCGTGATATCATAGATTGGAATATAAATTTCAACACTCTTTATCTGATGGCAGTAACTGCTGGGTTAAACAAAAGTGTACAGGGATCTACTGGTGCTGGATTAAATGCGGCTGGAAACGCAGCAGATCCTACTAGAAATGGTCAAACTACTGCCGGAGTATCTACGTTAGGAGATCCAGTGGCAACTCCAGGAGTCGCACCTATAGCGGGAGATAACAAATCTTCTAGCATCGAGGGAGGAAATATACAAAAAAATATTGCCTCGGCTGATCTAAAAAATTCCTTGTTTTTAGATGCTAGGGGAGATATGATTGAGTTGGATCTGAAAATAATAGGTGATCCACTATTCATAAAACAGGACGACGTATTTTATAGTAGACCTAGGGCAGGAGAAAATCCCGCATTAACTCCAAATAAAAGTTTATATATGGACACTGGAGAATTGTACATATTTGTAAATTTTTTGAGCCCTGTTGATTACGATGAAGAAAAAGGTTTAGCCGAAATAAAAGCAAATGATATATTAGGACCAGAGAGTGCTGTTATCGAGGCGTCTAATATAGGATACAGTAATTTTAGTGGAGTATATAAGTTAATAACGGTAGATTCAACATTCGTTAGAGGAAAATTTGAACAAAATCTGAGAATGGCTAAAGTGTTATTTGATCAAGTTGGGTTACCCGTGAGTGAATTAAGACAGCGACAAGTTCAACAGGTAGCACAAGAAGTCAATACTGGAGTTCAAATAAATTCTAGAATTGCCGCTGCTACTAACGCAGCATCTAATGATTTTTTTTCTGACGTTAATAAAGTTAATTCGTTACTGTTGAATAATTTCGGATTAGGCGGCAGAAATATTCTAGGGCACGATTTAAATGTATTGACTGGCATACCTCAAGCAGGAAGACTGGTAGGAAAATTAGAAAATCTAGGAACTTCAGTTCAAAGAACTTTAGGTGGAATACAAGAATGACTAAGTATTGTTAGACAAACAGTAACTCAGGCATTGCCGACGCCAGCACCTACAATAACTGATGTAGGTTGGAATTCAGTGCCTGGAAATGGAATATAGGATATAAAAAGTGTCGTCATCATTGAGTAGACCATATCTAGGAACAAGGCTGCCTAGTTTCATAGATCAAACTGGAGCAGAATTACCAAAACAGTCTGGAATATATGTTGGAGTTGTAAAACAGATAGATACAACTACTCGTACCGGAAGATTACAGGTATACATAACACAATTAGGTGGACCAGATCCTGACAATCCTTCTAACTGGAAATTGGTGTCCTACGCTAGTCCATTTTTTGGTCAAACATCTGGAAAACAAAATACAGAATTTACAAGAGCAGGACAAAATCAGAATACCTTCTTGAATACAACTCAGACCTATGGTTTCCATATGATTCCTCCTGATATAGGCAATCAAGTTCTTTGTTGTTTTGTGGACGGAGAAGTCGCTGGTTATTGGTTTGCTTGTATAAACAAAAGTGCCAGTATTTACATGACACCTGGCATTGGCGCAGTTGATGTTAGGTTAATAGATCCTGTAAGCATACAAGAGTCTGGTTTAACACTGAATTCAAATAAAAAGTATCCAGTTAGTGAATGGAATGAAAACTTACCAGCAGGCTATTCAAAGCCAACAAAGGAAGTACCTAAACCTCTTCACATATACAAAACTATACAATTATTAGTTTCTGGGCTAGATGGAGATGAAGTTCGTGGTCCAATAACAAGTAGCAGTCAGCGTGATCCTATAAGTAGTGTTTTCGGTTTCAGTACACCTGGCAGACCCATACCACCTCAAGATCCAGCTAACGATGAAAAT